CCAGGAGGACCGGCTGATCGGTCGGGAACACGGCGTTGAGCTCGAAGCCCGTGGCATCGAGCTGGGTGCCGTCGAAGCTGACCAGGCACTGCTTCGGCAGGATGACGTCGAGCGCGGGGTAGGTCGCCGCGGCCGCGGCGCCGACGCCTTCGGACTTCCCGATGAACGCGAGAGCCGCGATCAATTCGTTGTCGACGTCGACGGTGATCCCCATGGACGTCAGGATGCAGCCCGCGTACCTCCAGGTCTGCGCGGCCGAGTCCCGCTCGACCTCGAGCGTGAGCGCCGGACGGTCCGCGCCGATGCCGGCGGTGGCCGGTGTCGTGTGGGTGAAGGGCCCCGCACCGGTCGTCGTGACGCTCCCGTGGAGGAGGTAGAACAGGTGCCCCATGTCCTGGAAGTTCCCGACGATCCGAGCGCCCCCGAGGATCATCTCCTTCATCAGCTCGTGCCGCCGGGTGGAGACCGATCGGATGGTCTTGATCGGCTTGATCGTCTTCTCGCGGTGCAGGTCCTCGCTGAGCGCCTCGTAGAACTTCGTGGGGGGGACCGGGGTGCCCCAGGTGCCCTCGAAACCGATCCCGATGTGTCTCTCGGCCATGCGGTCCTCCCTGCGTCAGTCCCCGCGCAGGGAGGCCGGACGTTGCGTGTCCTTCCGGATGTCGGGCCCGGGAGCGTCAGCGCAGCCCGGGCGTGTAGATGAATCCCACCTCGATGACCAGGGCCATCCTGGCCTTGTAGTTCGTGAGGTCCTTGGAGGCCTGGACGGGACTCCAGTCGGTGACCTTCGCGCTTTCGACCGTGTAGTTCGTGCCGGCTTGCGTCATGACGTTCGACGTCGACTTCTCGATCGCGTTCGACACGTCGTCCAGGAAGTCGTGGATCGCTCCGTCGGGATCGTTCGAGATGATCACGAGCCCCGCGGCGTAGCGCTGGATGGCGCTGCGCCTCCGGTTCCCGATCGTCTCCTCCTCCGCGTCGCCGGCGCCGAACGCGCGCAGGACGATCCCGGGGGTCCTGAGCAGCATGATGTCCTTGGGCTCGGTCGTGACCTCTTTGACGTCGGTCGCGTAGCTGTTCAGGGCGGTGACCGATTCGAGGTCCTCGACGACGGCGGCCGTGATCTCTCGGAGGACCATCTCAGCCTCGTCCTCTTCCCACAGCTCGACGTCGTCCAGCATCCAGACGTTCGTGACCTGGACGCCGGCGTAGAACGTGCGAAGCCGGAACTCCGACGTCGCGGAAGTCGCGACGTACGTCGTAGCGATCAGCTGTTGCCACGCGTCGAGCGGCACGTCGTCGGCCGTGAGCGTCCGCAGGACCGTCCAGGCGCCTCCCGCGGGCCGCGCCTCGATCAGCAGGTGCCAGCCCTCGGGCCCGTCCGGGCCGTTGTCGATCTGATCGCGGTGGGCCCGGAGCTTCGGGGTGTACCGCCGCGCGGCGATCGTCGGGAGACCCGTCCAGGTGAGTGAGTAGGCGATGGGGTTCCCGACCCAGCGCCCGAAGATGACGAACTTCCACGGCGGCGAGTAGGAGTTGACGTCGCTCACGAACTCGGAGTCCGCGACGCGCTTCGCCCAGGTGGCGTTCGAGGACGCCGGCGGGGGCAGCGGCGCCTGGTCCGCGTTCCCGTTCCGTGTTGCGAGGAGATCGATCGGCATACATCAGATGACCTGCGGCCAGACGTCGAGCATGCGGAAGACCTCGTCTTCCTTGGCCTCGACCGAGGGGATGACGAACGGCAACGCGCGGTGGCCGGGGTGCTGCCGGCCGGACTGCGAGAACGTCCCGCCGCGGGCCTTGTGGGGCGACTGGATTCGCGAGCCCTTTCCGAGGGCGTGCGGCTGGACGCCGTACTCCAGGAAGCGGGCCCAGAAGACGTCGTCGCCCTCGACCTTGCCGAGGGGACCGATCTCGAACGCCGCGTGCATGGCGACGAGCTGGAGGTTCGCGGTTCCGAACAGGTCGCGGCGGGTCTTGCTGCGCGCCTTGATGGCCTTCTTCGTCGCCCCGCTCCGGACCCGGACGCGCGAGCGCATCTCGTCGCGCAGCAGGTTCGCGGCGCGGCGCAGCCGGCGACGCTCCTCGGGCGCGATGCGTGCGATCGCGGTCGTGAGCCAGCGGTTGAGCTCGGGGGCGCCGTGGAGTCTGAAGCCGGTGATGGGCATCAGCCGACCACCACCTCTCGGAACGGCCGGAGGATCCGGTCCTCCTGTTCGTCGAGCTGCTTCGGGGAGAGGAGGTTGTGCTGCCAGTCCTCCGAGACCTTCGAGATCAGGCCCGGGGATTCCCGCGTGACGAACTGGTGCGCGGCGCGATACGCCGCCCAATCGACCAGCGCCTCGGGGACCGTCGACCACCCGGCGGTGTAGACGACCTGCCAGTTCCTGGCGCCGGCGGTGAACACGCCACCGTCGACGCGTTCGAGGAAGGCGAGGCCTCGGTAGGCTTCTCCGGATCTCATCCCGTGCTCGACGTACTGGTAGGGGTCGAGCGCTGTCAGGTTTTCCTGCCGCGCCCCGCTGCCGCCGTCGACGTACGCGACCTCGCTGACGCTGGCCACGGAGACCAGGGGGCCCTCGGAGAGACCGAGGAACTCCGTCCCTGTGCCTGGGAAGTAGTGCGTGTACAGCAGCTCGCGGATGGTGCGTTGGAGCTTGCTTTCGATGCGATCACTCGCCGCGTTGATCAAGTCCTCGATCACCGCGTCGAAGGCGGCGTTCGCCCCGACGCCCGTGCTCGTGGGATCGAGGAGCCGCTTGACGCGTGCCGCGTCGGTCATGGCGTTCGGCTTCAGCGACATCGATCCTCACCAGCGACCTTCCAGGTCTTCAGTTCTTGCGGCGCGGCTGTCGCGCCTGACCCCGGCGCGGCTGTCGCGCCTGACCCCGGCGCGGCAGCGCGGCGGTCTCTTCCTCGGTCTCGACCGCGGCCGTCTCGATCTCCCCGTCGTCGTCGCCGTCCGGCTCGCCACCCCTGTCGGGCTCGTCGCCCTCGTCCGGGGGCGCCGGCGTGGGTTTGGCCTTCCGGACCACGGGGGGACCCGCGAAACCTCCGTCGAGCAGCGCCTTCGCGCGCTCCGGGTCGCAGTCGAACTCCGTCCCTGGCTGGACGACGCCGTCCGGGCCCGCCATGAGCGTCTTGGCCACGAGTCGCATGCAGTGCTCCTCTCAACAGCCCGGGATCAGGCCGTTCCCTCCGCCGGGCTGACGTGCGTCTCGATCGTCACGGCATCGACCACCGCGTTGACGACGGGCTTCTTGTGCGCGCCGTAGAGCACGTACCAGGCCATCTCGGCCATGGCGTTCGTGCCGTCCTTGTCGATCACGACGCGGACGTACCGCTCCTGCGGCTTCACGAGATCGATCACGAACGACTGGTTGTCGTCGTCGTCCGCGATGGAGATCCGGCTTCCCAGGAGGTCCGCGCCGTCCGAAAAGTCGGAGATGGCGGCCTGCTGGGCCTTGATGCTGTTGACGCCGCCCGCGGCGATCGCCGCGGTCTTCACGATGATCAGCACCCCCTCGTAGCCGTGGGTGTCCACGGTCGCGCCGTTGCGGTCGGCGGTGCCGCTCACGTAGTCGAGCGCCGAAACGATCTTGAGTTCCTCGCTTCCGGTCATGGTTTCAATCCCTCCGGTCGGCGGTCAGCCGATCACGCGAGCTTGCCGCGGACGAACGCTTCCTCGAGCACGGGCATGCCGTCGATTTCCTGCCGGCCGATGAAGCCGACCTGGTTCGATGCGGCGTAGAGCTCGACCAGCCTCTGGAGCTGGAAGTCGAGCGAGTCGGCGATCCAGTAGTTGGAGAAATCGCCGAGGATGGAGACGTACAGCCCGGTGGTGAACGTGTTGGGGATGTACTCGCTCATCCGGACGGGGAAGCCGAGCAGTCGGTCCGGCTCGCCCTGACGGATCGAGTCCTCCCACAGGTAGCGACCCGCCGTGTCCTTCAGCTTCGCGATTCGGCCGACGCCGTCCCGGTGGATCATCCACGCGGCTCGGGCCCAGTAGGCGGCCTTCAGCGTGTACTTGTTGTCTTTCAGGCCGTCGACGGTGAAGTCGGTCGCGCCCCCGACCACCTTGTCGCGGGCGGTCGAGATGCCGTTGGCCGACGCGGTGAACACTCCGAGCGGCTGTTGCGCGCCCGTCCCGGTCAGGAAGGCCTTCTCCTCGGTGATCCCGAACTTGTACGCCAGGCGGTCGCGCACGAGCTGCTCGGGGCCGATCGTGGCCTTCCGGAGGAGCTTGTTGCTGACCTTGATGCGCTTGGCGACCGGGTGAGGCGTCAGGCTCCGCTTCCCGAAGCCCATGGCCGAATCTTCGTTCCCGGTCCCCAGCTCGCTGGTCCAGTCGGCGTCGGACGGATCGGTCTCGAGGCTCGGGGCGCCCAGGCTGTCCGCGTTCGGCACCGGGATGACGGTCGCCATCTGCCTGATGAAGACCAGGTCGTCGACCTTCTGGATCAGCCGGGCGACGAACTCCTCGGCCGCGGTGATGAAACCGCCGCTCGAGGACGGATCGACCGCCAGGGCGCGCGCCTCGTCGGCCGAGAGCGCGTCACGTCCGCCGGTGATGTAGCTGCGGAAGGCGCTCTGGTAGGCGCGGGTGTTCCGGGGCCCCCCGCCCTGCATGTACCTCGCGTGCGGCGCCGAGCGCTGCTCGGCGGTCAGCTGACCGTCCTGGCGCGTCGGGTCGTCGGGGTCGATGTTCGTGGGGTCGGAGTCCTCGCGCCCTCCGCGGCGGGCCACGGGGGCGCCCAGGTCGCGCTCCTCGTCCAGGAGCCTCTCCTCGCGGTCGATGCGGTTCTTGAGGGCGCCCGCGTCGGCGATGTGCTTGTCGTAGCGGGTCTGTTCCTCCGTGGTGAGGTCGCGCTGCTCGCTCTCGGCCTTCTCGCAGATCGCCCTCGCGTCCGTGATGAGCTTCCGGCGCTGTTCGCGGAGCTCTCGGATCTTCGCCATGGTCGCCTCCGGCTGATGCGCCGGGGCTTTCGAATGGGAAGGCCTCCGGCAGAACACGTCTTCTGTCCGGTGGCCCTGCGCGCGCTACGGCGTGCGCTCGTCCACTCCCACGCCTCGGCGCCGGATAGCGACGGCTCCAGTCCCGCTGGACGCGCCGGGGCGTGCGTTGCGCGACCGAATGTAGGGCGGCGCCCGTGGCCAATGTTTGACGGGGGCGGCTAGCCGTCGATCTCCAGGAGGTCGAGGTCCCGCTTGCGGTTCAGAGTGCGGGCCGCTGCGGGGTTGTCGATCTCCATCAGCCATCGGAGCTTCGCCTCGTCGCGGACGCCGGCGCCCTCCAGCAGCGAGCGGATCCCGACGTCCGTCTGCGGGTATGCCGGGAACGTGACCGGGGAGACGTCGACGAGCTGGACCTGCACCAGCGTGCGGGTGTCGATTTGCTTCCCGAACTCCCAGGCGTCCTTGATCGTCCGGAAGCGGAAGCTTGCCCCGCGGACGTCGCCGCGGTTGACCAGAACCGCCAGGTCTCGGGCCACCTGGGTGTCCGGGAGGTCGACCTCGAAGGCGAGGCCCTTCCCGTCCTCCTTCAGCCTGAGCGTCTTCGACTTGTTGCGGCCGAGGAGGTGCTCGGGATTGTGGTTCCAGAGGGCGACGACGTCGTCCTTGCCGATGCTCTCCGAGAACGCGCCACGGGCCACCTTCTCCCGGAACCGGCCGAGGTCGGCCGACAACTTCTCGAAGACCGCGGCGTGCCCGGCGAGAACCGGCGGCGCGTCGCCGGAGGCGGGCGTCACTCTGACCTCGTCGAGCTCGACCGTGCGGCTCTCGATCCCGCGTTCGCCGCCCTCTCCCGAGACCCACTCCTGGATGCCCTTCGGCCGGCGATCCGGCTCGAGCTCGGCGGACCGGAGGCCGGGAACGCCCGACTGCCAGAGCAGGATGTTCCTCCCACCGGAGACCACGGACTCCTGGAGCTCGCAGTCCGCGAAGCCGTTCGCATCCGCCCAGCTCCGGGCGGCGTTCAATGTCCAGCCGCGGCCGGCGTTGACGTCCTCGGGGCTCTCGGCCATCGAGAACAGGAGTCTGAGCCTGGGTGTCATCGAGGTCTTCCTTTCACTTCACGGGCGCCAGCATGCAGTCGCAGCCGGGATACAGGGGCGGGTGCCCGATGGCGCGTGTCGCGATCAGCGGCTCGCCGCCGCCCTCGGGCTCGAGGGAGTCTCCCTCGGACAGGAACGTGCTACCAATGGGGACAACCTTCCCGCTGAGCGCTCGGCACAGCGGGGAATCGTCGATCGTGACCCAGCGCTTGGAACGGACGCCGAGTGCTGCCCAGGTCGCCTGCGCGAACGCCGCGCCGGCCTGGGTCGCCTCGCGGGACGCGATCACCGCGGTCCCCCCGCCCTCCCACTCGGAGAGGACCTGCTCGAGCGCGCCGGCGGCGCGAGCGAGATCGGATGCCACGAGCGTGGCGACGAGATGGGCCTGCGAGGAGATGGCGTGCCTGGACCCCAGGTGCTCCGCGTAGGAACGGACCAAGGCTCCGAGGTCGATCTCCTGTTGAGAGCCAAGCTCCTCCGCTGCCGCGGTCTGGATCTGGTCCGCCAGGACCTCGAGCGCGGGCAAGAAGGTACGAGTGACGTCGGCGGGACGGTCGCGATAGAAGGTCTCGATCCACGCCCGAAGACCCGCGACGTCACGTGCCTCGAGGTGCTTGGTGATCGCTCGACGGACGGCTGAGATTTCCTTGCGCAGGACGCGCGCGGCTGCGTCTGAGAGCAGCCTGACGTGCGTGCGCTGAACTCGCCGCCGGATCTCCACCGATCGCCCGGGGCCCGCCGGCAGGCGCGCGCGGGAGTCTGATTCCGGCTCGAGGTCGTCCACCTGGTCGAGGGGCACCATGTTGAGCGGCACGAATCGGCGATCGCCGCCCTCGACGCGGTTGCGGTTCTCGATCTCCAGGATGTCGTTGATCGAGTACGCGCCGATCATGAACATCTGGTTGTAGAACTCGGAGCGCGCCTTGCTGTCGCCCCGCATCAGCGCGTCGAAGTTGAACTCGACGAAGAACTTCCCGCGGTCGTCGGCCGACAGGAGCTTGCGATTGAACTCCTGTTCCCACCTTCTGGCGGAAGGCGCGATCGTGTCCAAGACGTGCTCGATCGCCTGCTGCTCGATGTTGCTGTGGGTCTGCCGATCGAGATCCTGGAGCTTCGAGAGCTGCATCCGGAACAGGCGGGCGATCTCAGCGAGCTGGAACTTCCGTGTCGCGAGGAACTGCGCTTCATCGGGCTTGATCCCGACCTGCTGCCAGCCCAGGCCCTCCTCCAAAATCAGCGCTCTGTGCTTGTCCTCGAGCCGCTGGTGTTTGGCGGCCAGGTCCTTCTTCAGCCGCAGGTACGCCTTGTCCCCGAGCTTGCCGGGGTGCGTGAAGATTCCGCTGGGGGCAAACCCCTGGCCGATGTAGCGCGCCCCGAACTCCTCGAGGCCCATCGCGAACCCGACCGCCTCCATGGCCATCCGGATCGGGGAGAACCCGACGAGTCCGTCCCAGCCGAGCCCGGGTACGTGGATCATCTCCTCGTCCGGCAGGATCTCCACGCCGTCGTCGAACCTGATCTCGTATCTCAGGCTGCCGTTCTTCCTGAACGGACGGACGCGATCCGGGCGGAACGGGAACATCCCGATGGCCCCGCCACCGCCGTCGATCTCGATCCGGGCATAGTTGTTGCCCCACAGGTCTAGGTGTCCCTGCATCGCCTCGCGCATCGAGAAGGCGGTCATGAACTCGTTCGGCTCGTCGTGGACGATCCGGTAGAGCGGATGCTCGGGCGCCGGCCGCTTCCCCGACGGCTGGAGCCTCTCGTAAACCTTCAGGGGGAGCCAGGCGATGGTCTCGGCCTTGATCCTGACGCAGGCGAAGACCCCCATGTTGGTCATGGCCATGGTCTCGGTGACGCGCTTGCCGGTCGCCGATTCCGCGCCCCCGAACCAGTCGATCATCCAATCGCCGGGGTCCTTGAGCGTGGTGCGGGCCTGCTCGAGGGTTGCGCGTTGTTCCAGGAGTCGATCGAGGATCATCCGGTTTTAGGCCTCCACCACAGTGCGAGGTACCAGAGGCCGATACCGACGACGAGGAGACCCGCCGGCGGATAGATCCAGCCGGCGCCGACCGCCATCAGGATCAGGCCGCCGAGGATGAACAGTTCGAAGACGGCCTTCATCATGCGGTTCTGACCCCTCGCGACTCGTAGACGCTCTCCTCGTGGAACATCGCTCGGCCGAGCCCCTCGATCAGCGCGATCATCCCGTCGATCCGGTTGCGCTGCGTACCACGCCCCTTCTTGGGGGCGACGTTGTCGTTAACGTCGTAGCGCAGCTCGAGGTTGTCGGCGTTCCACCGGAGGATGGGGTTTCCGCCGTGCCTGATCTTCTTGTCCTTGATGAGCCCCAGGAGCAGCTTCGTGGGCTCGCTCATCGTGCGCGGGCCCTGCCGCATCTCGACGAGCTCGAATCCGTCCTCCTCGAGCCACACCTGCATCTGGGCCGCGTTCCACGGGTCGATCCCGATCTCGCGGACGTCGAAGAGCTCGCCCCACTCCTGCCACTGCTTCCGGACGAACGCCTGGTCGACCGAATTACCCGGGGTCGTCACGAGCAGGCCCTGGCGCTCCCACAGGTCGTAACGGACGCGATCCTTCCGGACGCGCTTGATAAGGTTGGCCTTGGGCAGCCAGAACTTCGGAAGGACGGAGTACGTGCCGTCCTCGTGGGGAAACACGAGCGCGGAAGCCGTCAGATCGAGCTTGCTCGACAGGTCGATCCCCCCGTAGCACGCGCCGCCTGCCTTGAACTGCACGGGCTTGTCGCACGCGTTCCACGCCTCGATGTCGATCGCGCGTTCGGCGGCCTGGGTCCACTGATTCAGCTTGAGCCTCCGGAAGGCGTTCTGGCGCGCGGGGATCTCGAGCGCCTTCTGGCAGTCCTTCTCCAGGTCCTCGAGGCGCACCGTGATCCCGAGGGAGGGGTTCGCCATCTTCCACGTCGCGTGCTTCGTCCAGTCCGCCTCGAGCGGCGCGGCGTAGATCACCGGATAGAACTCGTCGTCGCGGATCACGCCTCGCAGAACCTTGTCCGCGTAGTCGTGGATCTCCCATCCGATCGATTCGGGGTCGTAGATCCCGGCCGTCGTCGCGTAGATGGTCAGCGGCTGCCGCCGCTTCCTGGTGCCGGCGGTCAGGAACTCCACGAGCTCCCGGTGCTCGAACTCGTGCAGCTCGTCGAACAGCAGCGCGTGAGGCCGTTGGCCGTGCTTGCCGCCGAGCTTGGTCGAGAGCGGACGCAGGACGGAGCGCGTGCCGGGGACGACGATGCTGTTCGTGAAGATGATGGCCCGCCGGGCGAGGGGCGGGGACTCCGCGATCATCCCGCGCGCGTCGTTGAACGGGATCCGGGCCTGGTCCTTGTCGTTCGCGATCGTGAACAGCTCCGCGCCCTGCTCCTGGTCCATGAACAGGCAGCACGTGAGGAGCGCAGCCGCGAACGGAGACTTGCCGTTGCCCTTCGCCACTTCTATGTAGACCTCGCGATAGCGCCGCAGCCCGTCGGGGCGCTTCCACCCGAACACGTCGCGGACGATCGGCCGCTCCCATGGGATGAGCGTGAATGGCTTGCCGGCGTGCTCGCCCTGCTGGTGCTCGAGCAGCCCCTCGATGAACTCACAGCGCCGGTCGGCTTCCTTCTCGTCGAACCAGAAGCCATCCCGACTCCTACGCGGACTTCGGCCCGAGGAGCCGGTCCGCTGTTTCTTCCTTCTCATTTTTCCGGGAAGGCGGTTCGACGTTCAGTCCAGCCCTCGAGGCGGGCGTCAGACCGAACTCCACCGAGAGGCTCTTCGCGATGTCGCTCGCGCGGTTCGCGATCGCGACCGCGGGGTGCGGGACCCGGTTGCCCGCGTCGGTGGTGATGACGAGGCCTTCCTTGTTGATCAGGTCCTGCGCGTCCTTCAGCCGTCCGACGGCGGCGCACAGCGCCGCGAAGACGTCGCGGTCGACCGGGGTCAGCAGGCCCAGCTTCCACAGGTCGCGCGCGATGCGGTCCCAGACGCTCCGGCCGTAGCCGGCGAGCCACGACGGCCGCGTCGGCAGCTTCGACGCCGGCTGCGGTTCCCGCTTCGGGGCGCGGTCCTTGCGGTCGGTCCCGTGCAGAACCTTCAGCCCCGTCGGCTTCGGCCGCGCGCCGCTCCGTCCCTTGACGCCGGCCATCTCAGGCGCCCCAGACCTTGCGGCACTCGGTGCAGTTCACGCAATCGATCGTCGGCGTCGGAACGGGCAGGGTCGTCATGGGTTCGGAACGGATACCGCAGAGCGTAGCCTTCACGGGCCCGTGTGCGGTGACTCGCGGGACGTGCTCCGCGTGTCTCGTGCCATCACGGCTGACCACGATCTGGTACGAGACCAGCGGGCCGCTCGCGTGGATTTCGGCGTCGACGTCGGAGTCGATCGAGATCAAGTCGCCGAGGACCTCGAGATATACAGTCGGTCGCTTGCCGGTGTTCGCTTCGTAGCGCAGTGACACGACGTGGAGCGTGTCGAGGAGGTCGCGTCCGTCCTCGTCGAGCAGCTGAGCGCTCGTCGGGCCCTTCTGGCCGATGATGAAACGCAATCGTCGCGGCGAGCTCACGGCTCAGCCTCGGCCGACGGCGTTTTTTGCCGACTGGGTGGGGCGATTCCGGCCGGACCCCCCGACCCCATTCTCTGACATCGTGCGCAAAAGGTCAGAGTCTCGTGGACGACGGCGGTGAGGTTCACGACGACCGCTCCACCGTGGATTCCCTTGCGGCTCGAGCCGACGATCGACTGGAATCCGTCGTTGATGAGCCACAGCCGCTCGCCGCGGCGCGCTTGCTCGAGGTGTCGATCCTTCAGGTCTCGAAAGACGGCCTTTCGGCCCGCGCGAGATAGGAACGACCCCGTTGCGTGCAGGACGGCCAGACGGGCGGCGTCCGCGCCGGACCATAGCTGGCTTCGCGTGCCCTCGCCGGCCGTGGCGGCGATGGAGTGCTCCGGGATCCCGGAGCTCCGCAAGGCGTGCAGTTCGACGACCGTGATCCCGATCGCTGAAGCGACCTGCGCGGCAGTGAATTCGGCCTCTCGCAACGTAGCCTCCTTCTCTGCAGACGAAGATAGGCGGCGGTCGCGCCAAATGTTTGCCACCAGGAGTTCCGCGGGCCCGCGGCGGCGCCGATGGTCGAATTTCCTAGGAAACCGCTCGATTCAGGGGGGGCGACCCCCCGACCCCATTCTCTGACATCGTGCGCGAAAAGCCCTCCCGCGGTCTCCCGGCGTGCGCCGTAGAAAACCGACCCCCCCTCCCCCGGGAGGATGTAAGTTGTTCCCCGATGAGGAGTTGCGAGGACTGTGCCCGCCCGCTCCGGGTCGGACACCGCATCGGGCG